TATAACACTAAAAGATGTATATGGGGCTAATGGTATAGACTGGAAGGATGCTATAAGTACCAGAGCGCAGATTACTTATAATTCTGGAAACAGACAGAACCAGAATAATGAAATAATCCACTGCTATACAGTTACCTTTACTATAAGGCTATATCACAAAGTTAATGAGCAAATGCGAATTATTTGGAATGGCAATAAGTACAGGATTCTTAGTATTAACCGAGAATTATATAAGCAATCAATAACTATAGTAACTGAATTGATAAATGAATAATATAGAAGTAGATGCCAGACAGGTTACTTCTATGTTTGCAGATTTGACTAGTAGACAGCAAAGGCAGGTCTATAGAAGTGCTTTAAGAAAGGGTGCTGGTATCTTAGTCGGTGAAACTAAAAGACAGCTAAGGCAGACTTTAGGCAGGGCAGCTTCCAGTAGAAACTGGTGGAATGGTAAGACCTTAATAAGTGGAATCAAAGCTAATGTTGATAGAAACGGAGAAAAAGCTAAGGTACATATTATGGGGGACTTTAGATTAAAGTTCTTTGAAATGGGTACTAGAGTTAGAAGAACCACTGGTAGTAATACTGCATCTGTTAGAGGTCGGAATCCTATTAGAAGGCAGAGAGCAGCAGCCAATAGAGGTAGTATTAATGCAGCACATTTCTTTAGAACAGCTAAAGCCAATAAGGAAAGGGAAATCTTTGATAATATGGATAACCTTATAAGCCAGTCAATTCAGAGAATAGCTAATAGGAACAGACGATGAGTTTACAAGTAGGTAAAGCTATCTATAATATCCTTAGTAATGATGCAAAGGTTATAGATAGTGTAGGACATAAAATTTACCCTTTAATAGCTGATACAGGTACTACATTTCCATTCATTGTTTACAGAAGAACAAGCATAGAACCATCTGATAGTAAGGATAGGTTTATATATAGTGAAGATACTTATGTGGAAGTGGTTATAGCTTCTGATAAGTACAATGAATCTATAGAAATTGCTGACTTGGTTAAAGATGCCTTACAAGGTAAGAAGGGTAACTATTCTGGTATTAACATATATGATATTAGAATGACAAATGCAGATGAGGATTATATAGAAGATACATTCATTCAGAACCTTACATTCAACATAAAGACAAATGGCAGGACAAGTAATTAACGGTGGTGACTTAATGCTATTTATAGATGGTAAGTCTATAGCATTTGCCACTAGCCACAAACTAAGTATAAATGTAGAAACAGTAGAAACCACTTCTAAGGATAGCGGTGGTAAATGGGTAGCTAAAGCAGCCAGAAAGATTAGCTGGAACTGTAGTACCGAGAACCTTTATTCTAATGATGGTGAAGGTATGACTTTTGACCAGTTATTTGATAAGCTGACAGCCAGAACACCTATTAAGGCTGTATTCTGTTTAGAGAAAGAATATTCAACAAAGAAAGATGAAGTGCCAGAAGGGGGATGGTTGCCAGCTACTACTGGAACTTATTCGGGTAATGTTATTATTACAGCACTTGAAGCTAATGCACCTAATGGAGATAATGCAACATTTACAGCTTCATTTGAAGGTGTTGGAGCACTTACAAAGACAGCATAATTATAAGCCTTTATATCTCTAGGTTATGGAGGTGTAAAGGCTTTATTATTTAATACTTATTGATATGACTATTAAAGGACAAGACTACAAACTGAAATATACTCTTAGAGCCTTATTTATCTATGAACAGATTACAGGTAAGGCATTTGAGTTAAAGACTATCACAGATGAATATCTATTCTTCTACTGTGTCTTAATGGCTAATAATCCAGACAGTTCACTAACCTTTGAGGAACTGATAGAAGCCATAGATGAAGATATGGGTATTATGGTAGAGTTCCAGAACTTTTTAAAGAAGGAACTGGAGAAGCAGCAGCTATTCATTACTAATAATACGGATGCTAAAAAAAAGTCCTAACCACTAAGGAGATATATTCAGCCTTAGTAATAGAAGGTGGACTAGACCCAGAATATGTACTAGATAAGATGCAGATGTATGAGTTAGAACCATTGATTAGCAATCTACATAGGAAGGACAGAAATAGCTGGGAACAGGCTAGAATGATAGCTTATGTAATTGCACAATGTAACAGCACTAAGAAGTTAAAGCCTACTGATATAATGCAGTTTACTTGGGATAGTGATACTATAGGAGAAACATCTATTAGTAATGAAGATATAAAGAGATTGAAAGAGAAAGCTAAACAATATACAACACATAATTAAATATGGCTGATTTAGTAACCAGACTATTATTAAATAGTAGTCAATTCGATAACAACATAAGACAGTCCACACAACAAGTACAACAGTTTCAGCAGGTAGGAAGGAATATCACAGCCACTATAGGAAGATTTGCTGGTGTGCTAGGTATAGCTATGACTGCTGGGGAAGCATTTAATGCTGTTGTTAATAGTTCCAGAGAAGCACAGCAGGACTGGAATACTGTAGTAGGTACTGCTAAGACTACTGTAGATAACTTCTTTTCGTCTTTATATAGTGGTGATTGGACTGTATTTGAGAATGGGATATTAAATGCTATCGGACTAGCTAAGAGATATACAGAAGCCTTATCTAATGCTAAGATGGCTATGGCTATTGGTGAATCTAAAGCAGATAGATTAGAAGCAGAAAGAAATAACTATGAATACCTTATTACTAAGAAGGGTATTAGTAATGAAGAAAGGACAGCAGCCTATAACACTTACATAGAATTATCCAAGAAGGAAATCTTAGAGAGGGAAAGTAAAAGTAAGTACTTCTGGGAACAGATTCAAGAAGTAATGAAGGCTAAAGGTGTTACTGGTATCAATGATGCTAGGGAAGCACAGAAACTATATGAGAGTTTATTAGACCCGTCTACTAAGGAATATGCAGATTTAGAGAAGTACAAGCAAAGGAAGTCAGATGCTAAAGGTACTAGGAATCTAGGTTACTTAATGATGATTAGCGGTGCTGGTACAGGTGGTGAAGGATTAGACACTTATACTAGAGGTGTTAAAGAACTGGAAGAAGCTACAGATGAGAGCCTAGAGAATATGATTAGATTCCAGAATATCTTTACTTCGGAAGTCGGTGAAGAAGTAAAGGATATGCTAGATAAGGCTATAACCTTTACTGATAAGGCTGGTACTATTAAGAAAGATATGTCTGATGCAGGACAGGATTTAAAGGATGGTCTTAATAATGGAGAGGTTAAATTAAAACCTGTTATTCCTACTGGTTCATTAGCAGAACTGGATGCACAGATAGCATCTTTAAGAAAGGAATTAAACCTAGCTATTAGTAATGAAGATAGGATAAGAATCAATGCTGAACTAAATGCACTTACTGAACAGAAGCGGGTAATAGAGTTCCAGTACAAATATCCTAATGCACCTACTGGTAAGTTGGATGGCAAACCTGCTGGTTTGGCTGGTATGGTGAAGCCAGAAATACCTACTTCACTTCCTAAGTTTAGTAGCCCTATTACTAATAAGAATATCAAACTGAATAATGAGTATGCACAAAGTTTAGGTGCTATAGCTTCTATTATGGGTTCTGTAACCAATATGACCAATGAAGGTGCGGCAGCTTGGTTAAGTTGGGGTGCTAATTTGATTAGTGCTGTAGCGGCAGCTATCCCACAAATTGTAGCATTAACTACAGCCAAGAAAGGTGAAGCTATTGCCAGTGGTGTAGCCAGTGCAGCCCAAACCCCGTTTGTAGGATGGTTGTTGGCAGGTGCAGCAGCAGCGGCTGTAGTAGCAGCTTTGGCTAGTATTCCTTCCTTTAGTACTGGTGGTATATTCGCTGGCAATAGTACTATTGGAGATATGAACCTGGCTAGGGTAAATGCTGGTGAAATGATTCTTAATAACAGACAGCAAAGGAATCTGTTTAACCTGCTTAATGGCAATGGGATTATAGGTTCTGCTGGCGGTGGTCAGGTAGAGTTTAAGATTAGAGGCAAGGAACTTGTAGGAGTTCTAGCCAATTACAATAATAAAACAGCTAAAGTAAGATGAAATATACAGCACAATTCTATGATATAAATGAGAAGCTATACACATTGGAAATAGGTTCTGGAGAAGTGCAGAACATTACTTTATCTGCTACACCATTCATAACCGAGTTAGAAACTTCTGATTCACATCTATATAAACCTTGTAAGTATAGCAGTGCTACTATAGGAATGATTACAGACGATTATAAGTTTGATTTGTATAGTAGTACAGCACAACAGAATAAGGTAGTTCTTAGTAGTGCTAGTGGTATTGTATGGGTTGGGTATGTAACACCCAATCTATACAGTCAAGGCTATGAGAATGAATTAGAAGAAATAGAGGTAGAAGCCATAGATGCACTCAGCACATTACAGTATTATAAGTACACCACTATAGGCGGTAAGAAGAATATAGTTTCATTTACCCAGATTATAAACCATCTGCTTAGTAAATGTAATGCTTATAGTTCTTTCTATATTTCAGATAATACACAATTAAATGCTACATCTGACTTTTGTTTACCTAGTAAGATGTATATCAGTGAACAGAACTTCTTTGATGAAGATGATGAACCTATGACTATGCAGGAAGTTCTGGAAGAAGTTTGTAAATACCTTAATGTAACTGCTGTAGCTGATGGTGATAAGGTTTACTTCTTGGATTATGATGCTATTAAAAATGGAATCAATACTTACTATAGATTTACTTTAGGAACAGAAACACCTACTAAGGTTACTTTGCAGCAATCTAAGGAAATAGAAGCCAGTGATTATGTTGAAAATGGTGGTCAGTTATCCTTAGATAATGTATATAATAAGGTTACTGTTAAAGACAGTCTATACAGCTTTGACAGCATTATACCTAGTATCTGGGATGAGAAGTATTTAACTAACTATGGTGGTAGCTGGTCTTATGTGCAGGAAGTAAATGAAGATGGTAAAGGTGGTATGCACAAATGTTTCTTTAAGTATTTAAAGCATAAGAACTATACTTGCTATTACTATGATAAGAATACATTAAATATGGTATTAGAACCAATGGTGTTTAATTATGGTACAAGCCAAAACTTGGTAGGCGCAACTATATGTAAGGCTTTCTTTGAAAAGACTGATAACTTCAATAAGAAGTACAATGATATTAACTTTACCGATTATGTGTTATTGCATATTCATAACACTTATGACGGTCAGTTAAGACCAATGTTTGAATTGGCTGTGAATGATTCCAATGTGTCATTTATTGGTGGTTCTACCTATCTGATTATTAAGGGTAATTTCCTATTTATGGATAGGGAAGGTGAGATGTATATAATGCAGGGGTTAGCAATAAGAATGATGACTTCAACCCAGACAATCTATATATAGACTGTAAGTTAAAGTACGGTAATATGTACTGGAATGGTATACAATGGACTACTACAGATTCTACTTTTAAGCTTTATTTTGACAATCAAGGACAGACAGACCATTGTATTAACAGAAGTTTCCCAGTAAAGAACAATATTACTTGGGATATGGGGTTAGAAGGTGAAGGCTATGCTATTCCGATGCCTAGTACAAATGAAGTGATTATTGGCAAGCCTACATTTACATTATACCATCCGCACAAGGTGGATAATAGTTATAGATGTGATGCAGTCTGGTTGTCTAATTTTGATATACAGGCTAAAGTTCAGAACTTTCAGAAGGAAGCAGATAAGGATTCTGATACTGAATACAGCAACATTATAAACGAGGACTTTGTAAATGAGATGGATTCAGAAGAATTTGCTATATGTACTTGGGATAATAAGGAATGTAACTATAGTGCAGTTTGCTATAGTGCTAATGGTACTAGCTTTACTTATCTGGATAACGTATATAATAAGGCTACTAAGCAGATGTATAGACTGGAAGAGCATCTTATATATAGACTAGTAACGCAGTATAGTACACCTTCTGCTATTCTGAATCTGAACTTACAGAACAAGTTTAAAGTATATGCTACTATGACTGATAACCACCTTCCTAATAAGAAATTCATAGTAGACAGCATTATTACAGATTATAGATTAGGTAAGCAGGAAATACGGTTAATAGAGAAGAAGTAATATGCAATTTACAAGAACAAACATAAATAAGACATTTCGTAACGGTGTAGTTAATGCCAGTAATGTAGCTGTTACTAATGTTGGTGGGGGAAGTTCTTCTTTAAGTGGGAACTTTCTACCTGCTGTTAATAATGGTGATGGTTCATATACGGTGGATTTGTCTAAAGTATTATTTACTGGCAGCGTTATTAGTGAGGGTGAGGTTACAGCTTATGGTTCGTCTGATGGCAGTGGCAGTACTACAACAGGTGGGGTGACTATTATTGATGGTCTGGATTCAGTGGCTACAGATTGTGCCTTGTCTGCCAACCAAGGTAGGATATTAAAGGAACTGATAGATAATACAGCTGGTGGTGTTACTGCACTGGCTAAACTGACAGACGTATCATTATCCAGTTTAACTAATGGACAGATACTAAAGTATGATGCAGTCTTAAAGAAATGGGTGAATGATACTCTAGATAATACCAAGGTAACTTGGACTAATATAGAAGGTAAACCAGCAGACCTTACAGATACCAATATAGCCAAATGGAATGAACTGGCTAAGAATAATCACATACATACTAATAAGTCCGCATTGGATAAGATAACAGAAGCTAATATAACCAACTGGAATGATGCTAATAATAAGAAGCATACACATTCTAATAAGTCTGTATTGGATGGAATAACATCTGCTAAGGTTACTAATTGGGATGGTGTAGCAACTAACTGGAATAAGGCTTTTTACTTTGATTCCAATGGAGATTTGAAGGTTAAAGTAAATGTTATCGGTGAGAAGGAAGTTTCAGCCTATGGTGCAGGTGCTTCTGGTGGAAGTGGTAGTATTACTATAGTAGATGCTTTAACCAGTACGGCTACAGATGCAGCACTTTCAGCCAATCAAGGTAGGATTCTAAGGGAATTGATTGATAATGTTGGCGGTGGTGTAAGTAGCTGGAATGATTTAACAGATAAGCCAAACTGGATAACTGATACTAAACCTTCTTATAGCTGGTCTGAAATTGGTGGTAAACCTTCAACATTTACACCCAGTACGCATACACATAATTATGCTAGTACTGTTAAGGTTGGTTCAACAAATTATAATGTTAGTGGAAATACTATCAGCTTACCAGCATATCCTACAGTACCTTCTGCTTTAAAAAATCCTAATGCACTTACTATTAGCTTGAATGGTACTTCACAGGGTGCTTATGATGGTAGTGCTGCAAAGAGTTTCAATATAACAGCAGCTAGTGTAGGTGCAGCAGCCAGTTCGCATAGTCATTCAATTAGTAATGTTAGTGGTTTACAAGATGCCTTAAATGGTAAAGCAGCTAGTAGCCATAATCATAATAGTAGTTATGTATCTGCATTAGGAACTAATGGCAATTACCTTACTTGGACTAAAAACGGTACTACTAATAATATTACTGTTCCTTATGCCTCAAATGCCGATACAGTGGATGGCTACCACCAAGCAGCATTCAGTATGGGCTGGACTACTTCAACTAAATACAGGGTTGATAGATGGGGAGGTGGTACAGACAAGAACTGGAAGAAGATAGTAACCTATGTTTGTACAGGTGGAGGGCAATATCAAAGCTGTAAAGTCAAAGGTACAATCTACTATATAACAGGTAATCACAATCAAGGGCACGTAATAGATATACCATTTGAAGCGATAATGTATGCTTATGGTGGTACTGCAAACTCAATGTTAAATCAAAGTACTTTATATCTTCCCCCTTATTGTACTTGGGATATGATTAGGATAGTACGATATAATAACAACAGTTGGGAGGTACAAGTAAGGCAACCTAGCGATTGGACTAATATAAGTCTTGAATATACAGTAACTAATAGTGGTGGTAGTGTATCGGCAGGTCAGTTTACTAATACTTCTTATTCAAGCACTGTAGC